TCGGGTTCTTTTTGTAGGTGACACGCCACATAGGGGACTAGATGGTAGAAAGTTATCTACATATTTTACAGTATGCTATAATGAAGATACACTCGGAGGTTTATTAGTTTATGACCATGAGTGGCATAAAATAGAAGTAATTAGGTATTAATTATGTTTACAATCTACGGAAAAAATGAGTGCCCTATGTGTTTTAAGGTAAAAACCGTCCTTGAACTCTTAGGAAAAGACTATGAGTATAAAGAGTTACACAAAGATTACACAGAAGAGGAGTTTGAGAGTGAGTTTCCAGATACACTCTCTCTACCACAGGTAATTCTGGACGGAAAAAAATTAGGTAACGCTAATGAAACCTTGAAATATTTAAAAGAACATAGATTAATTTAACATGTTTCCTCCAAATATGGACATAAATAAAGGCGTAGAATTAGTACTCAAAGGAGACAAAAAGAAACCGCCTAAACAAACACCAAAGTTCTTCGATATCAAGCTTGCCTTATTTGGCAGAGAGATTAGACTATCGATAGACATAAAAAAGAAAAACTAACCCTCGGAGGTCAAAATGGAAACTACAGTACTTCTTGTTATGTTCAGCATATTATGCTTTACGTTTCTACTGTTAGGTGGTATAATAGGATGGTTAGCACAACAAAATAATTACATCAATTTACAGAATCAAGGTATGGCCTTTAGTCATCCCGAAATGTATGATGAAAATGGGAATCTCATTCCCGATGAAATAGTAGCCGTGAGGTTTGAAAATGACAACAGCGAAGAAGACGACGACGAGGAGTAGAAAAACTACATCAACTCGCAAAAGGTCTACTACAGCAACCAAAAAACCAAGGACAGTGACAGTAAAGAAAAAGACACTGCCACCCAATCCTATGGTTCATGAAATCTTAGAAGCTGTCGATTCTGAGAAAGTAAAAGCCAAAAAGATAGATATTCTTCGCACACACGGAGACGACTCTTTTAAAATGGTGATGATATGGAACTTTGATGAGTCAGTTATATCTGTTCTACCAGAAGGTAACGTTCCATATCAACCTGTAGAGGGTGATGTTCAAGCGAGTGTAGATAAAGGTCTGCCACAAAGAACTACCATTCGCAATTCTGCAAGACAGTTCTACCGTTTTGTGAAGGGTGGTGATGATCAACTCAATAAGATCAAGAGAGAAACAATCTTTATCAACATGCTCCAGACTCTACCTCAACCAGAGGCAGAGATTCTAGTTCTTGTAAAAGACAAGGCATTGAATACCAAATACGGTATCACTAAAGAATTAGTGGCAGAAGCATATCCAGAAATTACTTGGGGGAATAGATCCTAATGATCAAGGTACTTCATGAAAAATGTGATCCAAAATTAGCAGATAATAAGAAATTACCTTATACTGCTTATTTGATAGAGTATGTAGAAGAAGATAAGACTTTCTATGACATTACTATGTGTCAGAAGGGAGTAGAACTCTTCGATCATTACTATGATAAGTACAAAAAAGGACTAAAAGGTTGGAAACAAACTGCTGGTCAAGTGAATCCTAAACAGTGGAATCCAGAACCAGAGAAGAAAACAACATCAAAACCAGCCCAAAGAAGAAAAAAATGATTAATCCTATGAGTGTTGTTAAGAATGTAAGAACCTCCTACAGCAGATTCTTACAAAAAAATATCAAAGAGGTGGAAGTGCAGTTCAACAATGAAGAGCCTGCATGGATTCCTTATGACACTTTACTCGCCATGATGAACTTCGAGGGGGACATACTAAGTGAGTGAATATAGTGGTTCATCTCCTATGGGAGATGGTAGAAA